CTTCAGTGCTTGCCCGTGAGATCGAGGTCTCGCTCAATTCGTTCCCGACTTCAATCCCGCTGCCATGTGGCCCAGTTCTGGTCGATGATGATGACTATCCGCTCATCGTCCAATACGACGATGCCGACGGTGTCGAGCGGACGGTCGCCGAAACCGTCTATCGGGTTGTCGATCTCGAAGAGGCGTGCCGCCGCATCGTCCTCCGCGCCGGGCAGGCATGGCCGCAGACCGCAAGCGGCGATGGGGTCGTTCGGGTCCGTTACTGGGCCGGCTATGACGCCGAAGACACCCGGGTCAATAACTTCAAGACGGCCGTCAAGCTCCACGTCCAGATGACCTACGACGGCGAGACTGAGACCGATCGCAATCTGCCGGAGACGATCAAGCGTCTCCTCCAGCCCTATCGCAGCATGTACGTCTGAAGGAGACGCAGCAATGGCCGATCTGACCATCACCGCCGCCAATGTCGTCGCCGATCCCTCGGCGACTCGCGTATCCGGACAGGCCGGTGAAACTATCGCGGCTGGCAAGGCCGTCTATCTCTCCTCCACCAGCAAAAAGTGGATGCTCGCCGACAGTAATTCCGCGACCGCTGAAGCCAAGATCGCTGGCGGTATCGCGCTGAATGGCGCTTCGCTCAATCAGCCCCTCGTCGTCTGTACCAGCGGCAAGGTGACGATTGGTGCCACGCTCACCGCGGGCTCGCCGTATTATCTCAGCGAGACGCCCGGCGGCATCCAGCCGGCGGCTGATCTCGGTGCCGGCGAGAACGTGTGCCAACTGGGACTGGCTTCGTCGACAACCGTGCTCGACATCAAGATCCAGAACCCGGGCGTCACCCTCTAAGCCATGGCGCGCGCCGGGAGCCTTCGACACAAAATCACCTTCGACAAGCGGGCTGACGTCGACGACGGTTACGGCAATACGCAGGCGGGTTGGGTCGAGCAATTTACTGTCCGCGGAGAGGTGAGGCCAAAGCTGGGCGGCGAGACCGTCACCGCGGCGCGGCTTCAGGCCCAGAACACGGTGACGATCAGCGTGCGCCAGAGTGACAAGACCCGCCTCATCCGTGAGGACTGGAGAGCGCGTGACCTGCCGGAGGGCGTCGAGTACGCCATCAAATCCATCGTGGATCCCGACGATGGCGGCGCCTGGCTCGAGCTGCTCTGCCAGACCGGGGCCGCTGCGTGAAGATCGTCACCATGTCCCGCGACTTCGACTATCGGCCCAGGGCCGGGGTCATCATCGCCTATGTCAGCGGCCGGACCTATCCGCGGGTGCCCGAGGCGGCCGTGGCCGCAATCAAGAAAGCCAAGGCCGGAACCATCCATGGCGACAAAATTGCACGGAAGGCAGCGGCTGCTGGCAAAGATGGCGGCGCTACCGGCGGAAGTCCGGTCGGCGATCAAGCAGGCGCTGGCTGAAGGCGCCGACGAAATCACCGACATGCAGAAACGTATTGCTCCGGTGAAGACCGGCGATCTGCGCAACAGCATCGTGCAGACCTGGGGCGGGGCGCGAGTGCGCTATTCATCCCTGAGCGCGACGGCCGGTGCCGGCGACCCTGACCTGACGGTTCGGATCTCGGCTGGCAACAGCAAGGTCCGATACGCGCACCTGATCGAGTTTGGGACCGCGCCGCACATCAACGGCGGCAAGTTTGCGGGCAGTCAGCATCCGGGCACGAAAGCGCAGCCGTTCTTTTACCCGCCGTATAGGGCGCTCCGAAAGCGCGTCAAGTCGCGCATCACCCGCGCAACCACGAAGGCGGCAAAGAAGGTGGCAGGCCAGTGACGAGCGCATCGCTGGAATTGCAAGGTGCAATCGTCAAGCGGCTTAAAGAGTATGCGCCGCTGACCGATCTCGTTGGTGACCGCATCTACGAGGAAGTGCCGCTTAAGGCGGTCATGCCGTATGTCTCGCTCGGCCCCGAACAGGTCGTATCTGAAGGTGCGGAGTGCATTACGGCATTCGAGGCTTTCAATCAGATCGATGCGTGGTCAACGCATGTGGGTCAACCGCATGTGAAGCTTCTGGCAGAGGCCATCCGGGCAGCACTCGACGAATTCGATCTGCCTCTCACTGACAACGCTCTTGTGTCAATGGAGCACCGCCAGACCCGCTTTCTGCGCGATCCGGCTAAGGGCGTGAACCACGCCGCCGTCGAATTCACCTCGTTCATCGAACAGCCCTAATCTCAACAGGAGGCCGCCATGGCACCGCCCGTCACTGCTCGTTTCGGTAAATTCCGCGTTCTGCTCGGCGATGGCGCCAGCCCGATGGTCTACACTGCGCCTTGTGGCTTCACGTCGAAGTCGTTGACGCTGACCAAGGAACTCACGGACGTCAATCTTCCGGACTGCGAGGACCCGGACGCGGTGGCTTGGGTCGGCCGCGACGCCGCCAGCCTTTCGGCTTCGGTGTCAGGTGAAGGCGTCATGGCCAGTCAGTCGGTCGAAACCTGGCTTGATGCGTGGGAGAACGTCGAAAGCGTTCCGGTCAAGGTGGAAGTGGAATTCCCGGCGAAGACGATCACCTGGACCGGCTTCATGCATGTCTCCACCTTCACCGCGGGCGCCGAGCAAGGTGGCCGAGTGACGGCAAACGTCGAGATGCAGTCCGACGGCGAGCTCGTGCGGACGGTGACGCCTTGAGCCGCGACGCTTCTCTTGATCTGGACTGGGCGGACGGAACGTACCGCTTCCGCCTTGGCTGGGCCGAGCTTGAGAAGTTGCAGGAGGCGGTCGATGCCGGGCCGTTCGTCATCCTCGATCGGCTCCAGGCCGGCACAAACAAGATCGGCGACATCAGTCACGTGCTGCGCCTCGGCCTGATCGGTGGCGGCATGCCCCCGGTCGATGCCTTACGCAAGGTCCGGTCGTATGTTGAGGACCGGCCGCCCGCGGAGAACCGCTTGCATGCGATCGCGGTGATGTCGGCTGGGTGTTACGGCGCCCCCGAGGAAGAAATCGAAAAAAAATCAAGGGCTCCGGATCAGGAAAGCGGATCGACGATCTCCCCAACGGAAAGATCAGGTTCGGAGCCATCTACGGAGCTGGCGGAAAGCTGAACATGACGCCCCAGCAAGTGGGCGCCATGTCGATGTGGCAGTTCTTCGCGATGCTGTCAGAGCAGGCGCAATCCGAGGGCCTCAGCTCGGCGGAAGCTGACGATCTCTGGGATTACCTGAAATCCAAGGAATAAAGCTTTGGCGACTGACCTTGAACGCCTCGTGGTGAGCCTCGAGGCGAACATCAAAAGCTATGAGCGGTCGCTCGCCAAGGCGATGGCGCAGACGAATTCGCAAGCGAGCGGGATCGAGAAGCGCTTTGCGACCATGAACAAGAACATCTCGAAGTCGTTCGACTTCGGGTCGTCGCTTAGTTCCGTCGGAAAGCTCGCCGGGGGCGTCCTCTCGGTCGCCGCGGCGAAAGAGTTTCTCGATTCCGCGACGAAGATTGACAACGCGCTCAAGGTCGCCGGCTTGTCCGGGGAACAGCTCAATGCCGTTTACGAGAAGCTGTACCAGTCCGCGCAAAGAAACGGTGCCCCTCTGGTCGAGCTTGCCGACCTGTATGGAAAGGTGGCGCTGTCTCAGAAAGAGCTGGGGATCGGGAGCCTGCAACTCGCGAATTTCACCGACAACGTGGCGCTGGCACTGCGTGTGTCGGGTAAGACGGCCGCAGAATCGAGTGGGGCACTGCTGCAGCTTTCGCAGGCGCTTGGAGCTGGCGTCGTGCGCGCGGAAGAATTCAACTCCATTCTTGAGGGCGCTCCCGCGATTGCGCAGGCGGCAGCCCGTGGTATCCAAGAGGCTGGCGGCTCGGTCGCGAAGCTGCGTCAGCTTGTGAATGACGGAGAAATCTCGTCCAAGGCGTTCTTTCTCGGCTTCCAGGCCGGCGCGGATGGTCTGCGCAGCAAGGCCGCAGCGATGGATATGACCATCTCTCAGGCCTTCACAAACCTGAAGAACGCAGCCATCAATGCCGCGCGCGAAGTCGATCAGGTGTCGAAGATCTCCAATGCGGCGGTCAACGGCATCAATAACCTCGCTCTCGCTGTGGACCGGCTCACCACAGCCTACAAGATGTTGGCGCAATACGTGGCGTCAACCGATGTCGGCAAAGGCGTCGCCTCGCTTGGTACGGCCGCCGACGACCTCTGGAAGAACCCGTCTTGGCGCAATCTCGTAAAGTTTCTTGAACCTGGCGCAGAGAAGCTGCTCTTCGGCACGGTTGAAGATCGCTCGGTACAATCGCGTATCGACGGACTTCAACAGCTCGGCAAGGCAATGAA